TTTTTCTTTGGAGAGCAGGAGAGAGAAAAAAACTTAAAAGAAAATATAATAAACGACGCAGAAAGACTTTTTATGATGGGGCTGATACAGACTCGACAGGCGTACAGTAGACTTATGGAGAATCCGTGCGGAAGCTACGTTAACGCAACAAACTTAATAAATGCCAACGACGACATTTATACTCTTGCTGCCTAATTAAAGGTGAGCGGGGTGGGAGGAGCCTGGCAACAGAAATCCTCATGCTAACCAAAGGAGGTTATATGCGAAAGCTTATAGCAGTATTGACGCTACTAGCCACTCCCGTGGCAATTGGCGAAACTGTGATTAACTATGACGATGGATCGACATATACGCTTACGGAAGGGCAAGAAATCTACATTAGTAATACGCGCAGTGCGCTGTTTAAAAGACAAGTAATGAAAAACAAGGACACGTTCTTTCGTGTACAGGAACCTTGGGCTTCAAGAGACTATGTTCCAGAGCCTCAGGATCCTTATACTGTGGGTGGGCATTCTTGGTGTAAAGCCTATGTTCCTTGGNGCGAAGGTTTGACCTTTGACATGATTACATGGCAGCAGGCCTGTGATACTAACAATGACGGAAAATATGGATGTGGCGATACTCGATTCGACTCATCAGAAGAAGGAGGAGTTTGCTCCTCTTAACCCCCGGGGCTACGGCCCCTTTCTAACCCGGGCATCGAAAGAGCCCAAGCGTACCGAAAGGACGCAATTCATAAAAGGAGAACTTTATGACTAATGCTAAACTAGCAGTGGCAGACCTGCATAAATTTATGTTAGGTTTTGACCGAATGTTTCATGATACCAGTGTTTTTGCCCCCACACTCGATGGTGGGTATCCTCGATTCAATATTCTACGTGTAGGCGAGTCCGGCCATAGAGTCGAATTAGCTGTGCCTGGCTGGAATAAAGATGATCTTGAGATTAGCCTTCACAAAGGGCTTCTCACGGTAAGTGGAAAGGTAAAACAGGTAGAGTCTAGCGACGAAACTTACGTGTACAAAGGCTTAAGCGGTAAGTGCTTCTCACGCACATTCGGCGTAAGCGAGCACGTAAAGCTAGACAAAGCTTACATGGAACGTGGACTGTTATGTATTGATTTACATGAAGAAATCCCTAATGAACTGCAACCAGTAAAGGTTACAATTTCATAAGGATATATATGAACTATTTAAAAGTTGAGTGTTGTGGAGAGTGTCTGCTCTGTTTATGGGCAGTAACAGTAATAACAATGTCTCTAGCACCACTGATAGCGTAATACCCCGCGGGGTCTTGGCCCCGCTTTTCAAGGATAAAAAATGAATTATTATAATCAAGAAACTCACCCAGATCAAGTATACTGTTTAAACGAGCAGTCAGAGAAGTACTTAGCAGAAATAAATCCTGCCTTGGCTGAAGTTGTAAGAAGGGCAATTGCTATCTCTGATGTAGAACTGCAAGTAATTCATGCAAAAAGAACAGCAAAGCAGCAAGAAGAGTTCTTTAGGAAGGGCGTAGTTCAAGGCGCTCACAGCGCTCATTTATATGGCGCAGCAGTAGATATTGTACCAATAATTGAAGGTAGAATGTGTTTTGAAATTGAGTGCTATGATGAAGTAGCTATGTCAATGAAGTATGCAGCGCAAGATTTAAATACCCCTATTCGCTGGGGAGGAGCATGGCATTGCTTAAATTTGTGCGAATATGACGGCATGATAGAAGACTTACAAACTTGGTACATTGAAAAGTGTGTAGAAAATGGTACGCGCGTTCATATGGATTTGCCACATTTTGAGCTGGCAATAGCATAGTGAAACTTCCTGTCGAACAGGCCTTGGTCAGTCTAACATTTATACTAATCTTAGTATCAATGACTACTTGTAGCCCACAAGAAAGAAAGTGTAACGTTATTCATGAGAGTGCGTCTCATCTTCAAAAATGTGAGGTATGGTAATGGAGTTAGTAGGAATATTTTGTATAATGATGCTGCCTATGATAGCAGGGGGCTTTACTTTTGTAATATCTCAAAAAGCCGTAGAGGGTGAATTTTGACACCGCAAGACGGAGTATTTTTATTATTTTTATTGGGAGCTATACTTATAGCAGGAGGAATGTGGTATGGAGATAAGACTGACAAAACATCTAAAAGAAACAAATAAAGGGTATTTTGAACATTTGTTAGGGGCCTGGAAAGTGGCATTTATATTGCTCGTACACGGGCTTCTACCAAATGTATGGGAAGACAAAGCTAGTAATATTATATGCTCTGAAACAATCAGGGTAGGCCCAGGAAAAAGCTGATGTACTCAGAAAAGGTATTAGATCATTATGAAAATCCCCGGAATGTCGGAAAACTTGATAAAAATGATGAAGATGTCGGAACAGGCCTCACAGGTGCTCCAGCGTGTGGAGACGTCATGCAACTTCAAATCCGAGTATCGACCGACGGAATTATTGAAGATGCTAAATTCAAAACTTACGGATGCGGCAGTGCTATTGCTTCTTCATCACTACTCACAGAATGGGTTAGAGGAAAGTCCCTTGACGAAGCGGGAAAGATCAGCAATGTCCAAATTGCTCAAGAATTATCACTTCCGCCAGTAAAAATACATTGTAGCGTATTAGCGGAAGATGCAATTAAAGCAGCCATCACGGACTATAGGAGCAAACATGAATCGTGAAAGATTATATGAGGAAATTAAAGCAGATGAAGGAGAAATTCTTGAAATTTACCATGACCACTTGGGCTACCCTACTATCGGTATTGGGCACTTGGTCACAACAGAAGATGAAGAGTTTGGAAAACCAACCGGCACTCCCATTACGGCAGAACGATCCCGAGAGTTATTCGATGGAGACGTTGAGTGTGCCATTAAGGACTGCGAACGACTTTATGGACAGTGGCACAATTGGCCGGAAGAGGTTCAATTAATTCTAGTAAATATGGCGTTCAATCTGGGCGCTACTCGTCTGTCGAAATTTAAAAATATGCAGAATATGCTATCTCAAGGAAAGTGGAAAGAGGCTGCGGCAGAGGGCCGAGACTCTTTATGGTACCGACAAGTTACAAATCGAGCAGAAAGATTAATGACACGACTTGAAAATATCTCTTGACATTCATTACTAGTTAGTGTATAATATATGCTAACTGGAGGTAGTATGAATCTTTTTTATCTTGACGAAGACTTGGATGCGTGTGCGGAAGCTCACGTCGACAAACATATTGTAAAAATGCCGTTGGAAGTAGCCCAGATATGCTGTACTGCTGTCTGGATCGACGTGCACTTGGGTTTTGTACCCCGGGCTTTGAATAAATCAGAGTCCGACCATCTCAACTCCTTGAAGAAGGAAATTAAACACTTACCGCCTGAAAGCAGACCACTCACTCCCTACTTGCCTATGATGTACAATCATCCTTGTACTATATGGGCACGTAGTTCATTGGATAATTATGAGTGGACACACTGCTATGGCAATGCGTTAGGAGAGGAGTATCGCTATAGGTATGGGAAACAACACAAATCAGTCACAGTCATCAACGAACTACCCGATATTGTCAAAATGGAAAGACTTGGATTTACCACTTTCGGATTGGCAATGCCAGACGTGCTCAAAGACTATGACAATCCTATACAGTCTTATCGTGACTACTATCATCTCGATAAGGCTACTTTTGCCAGTTGGACTGGGAGACCTGCCCCCTCATGGTGGGATGATTCTCTCGCAGATTACGAGGCAAGGATCACGAGAAAATAAATGAAAAATAAAAAAAGTTACAACCACCTTAAACTTGTAGCTTCTCGCTCTGGTCTATCAAAAGTGGACGATCAGTATTTAGAGCTAGAAAAGCAACAAGAAGAAATCGAAGAGCAAGCAAGATTAATTGCTGAAATGTATGGAGAACCAGACGAAGAATGAAAAAACTAGGCTTTTGGGTGTATGACACCTACAATTTCTTTTTTAGTCTTAAAATGAACCCTTTAAGATTTATACCAAATGCGTTTACACAGTACATACTGATGTTTTATCTATCGGTCATGTGGACAGTTGTATTTACGCTTTGGACTGGATATAGTATTTATTTTGGCCTTGGAAGTGTCGGTGGACACCTATTAGTAATTAGTGCATTTTTTATTACTGCTCTTACCTTTCAAGATGCAGAAAAGAATGGGCATTTATGGGTACAGCGAGTTCAGCCTACCCCAGTACAGAACAGGAGAGGTGTGTGGAACCTGGAAAAGGAGGGATGAGTATTTTTAAAATTGTAGAAGTATTTTATGCTCAAAACGAAAGAGAGTACAGAGTAGTAGAAAAAAGACCCGACGGAAAAATACAGGACGTAGCGCGACTTACTAGCAGAGCAAAAGCTCAATACTATATAGATGCGCGCACACAACAAGAAGCACCGGAGCATAATCAATGGTAACACTAGGAAAGTTTAAAAGTAAACTATTTAATGTATATCATCCTCCTCACTATAAAGCACATCCCAGCGGGGTAGAATGTATACAGATTACAGAGCATATGAGTTTTTGTCTCGGAAATGCTGTAAAGTATATCTGGAGAGCAGGAATAAAAACTCACGA